TACCAGAAAATCCGGCTTTTGAAAGTCGCATCCTTCGGTTTCATTTTCATACCCACCGAACAGCTTCAACCACCGCTGATTAAGCTGCATCTTCGAATTCTTCTGCCAGCCGCCGTATTCCCCGGTCTCTCCCGTTATGATCGCGTGTCTGACTGTCTTATTCTTCTTGGTTGGATTCTGCAGCAACTCGATTTTTCCTGCAATCTCCTTGGATATGACCGGAAAGCCAAACTCCCGTATAACCTTTGGCTTTGTCCATCGTGTACCATCATCCCGCATGAGTGGCGGCACATTTATAATTCCGATTGCCTTATGTACTCTTTGAATGCTTGCATCCTCGAGTGTAGATGCTGATACACCTGGTACATCGATATGACACACTTCATGAAGGAACATATACAATATGATGCTGTCCAAACCTCCAACTGATACATGGCAGTTCAATTCTCTACGATCACATTCTGATCTGAACTCTTCCGCTCTGATCTGTGCATATTTTCTTTTAAAACTGTAATCCTGCTTTTCCTTTTGCATGAATGAAGCAATCTTCTCATAAGCTCCAAGTCGCTTCATCCTATCTTGTACTGATTCCATTTGTTTTTGGAGTAAAGAGCTCTTTAACGCTGGCCAGCAAACCTCTCACTCCTTTCTGTCCTATTTTTCGTACACCATCCATGTTATCCTAAAAAAGATTGGAGGTGAAAATATGATATCTGAATTTTTAAACCAAGTGCCCTTATTCTTCTCAATGTTTTCTGGTATTTTTGAAGGATTTTACATTGTTATGAAGTGTATTGTTAAAAATCCTTTTTTACTCTTTCTTTTGGTACTTGGTATACTTAGCGCCACTATAAAACACAGACACAAGTTTTAACTTTAAGGCACTATCCGGTGCTTCTTGTGATAGTGCCTTTCTTTTCGTTATACATGATGGACTTACTCATTCTTCATCACGTCCATCCTTTTCCACCGCGTTATATATCCCCAGATAAGTTTCATACTTTTTCTGATTCATCGAATTGGCAAGGAATCGCAAGAAATCCTTGTTCCGCAAGCATCCTTCCGGTGTGCCGATTGCTCGGTACTGTTCTACTTCTTCAAGTGCCTTGATTGCTACTCTAGTAGCTTTCGCAACTCTGCATCCCCCATATTCACAACTAAACGGGCTGTCTGTGCCTTGTGCGCATTCATAACAACTATCTTTCTTTAAATCCGCTTTCCGCGGAATAAATATCTATCTCCCATCATTTCTCCTTTCGTTCATCTTTTTCAGCTCTTTGCTGATATCTTTTAGGTCGTAATCAATATTAACCAGCCGACCCCATATAAATAAGGTTGATAATGCAAGCAAAACTCCCATTTCTACGCCTCCTCTCTGTGCCGCCCTTTAACGCATGTGTTCCAAAATATACAGCCTAGATCGCAAACCTTCGTCTTGTCACCATAGCTACACATCCGTCCACTGCCATAGTAAGTAGGCTCTGCCTTAAATTTCTTGTACGCTTTCGGGTCCCGGTGCTCCGGTTTGGAATCCTCATAACCCTGGATCTGCCCGATCAGCTTTATATTTTCACGCTCCAGACGTTTGTCCTTATTGCTTTTATGTATTTCTCTCACCCCTTTTGGTAATGGGGCGATTGCCGCCCCGGTGTTGGCAAGTTAAGAACATGGCCGTGATAACTATTTCCGCACTTGCAAAAGTTTCTTTTCCCTTACGGGCGGTGTTTCAACCTACCGGACCGGTGTATTGAGCAATGTTCTTTCCAAATCCGCATAATCACATTCACGCTGTTCGAAATCATTGAACCGGTTCCGGGTTTTCTTTTCCGGCACAGCCTGTTCTTTCCGTGCTCCGTTCTGTGACCGGGACAGCCATGAATTCATGAACCTTTTTGCACCACCCCTTGTTTTCCTGTATTTAGAGTTGGACAGACACCATGCCTGTATATTCCTCAACTCCTGTCTAACGTCGATCCCCGGATAGAGCTGCTGGTATGTAACCACGTCGTTCTCCGACACCTCGTATTCTGTTCCATCGTTCAAGAGGAATTTTCCGGCACAAAGCGTTTTATCCGCAGGTGCTATAACTCTATTATCATTACTACTAATATCAGTATCATTATCAGGTTCATTATCATTATCAGGGTTATTTTGCTTTTCAGAAAAACCATTTGCTTTTTTTGCTTTTGTTTGGTTTTCATCAGAAGCATTTGTTTTCGGTCTGCCGCCAAGTTTGCCGGCTTCCCTACGTTTCTCACATTTCTCCATGTATGCCGCATTATCCCGATCCATTCGATCTTGGATAAAGCTGAATGCCATATCTGCCGCAGCGTCCAGTTCCGGTATTTCCTCGCCTGCCGCATAACATAGGATGGCAGTGAACAGCTTCCCTCGCTGCTCCATGTCCATCTTCTGGATATGCTTTAAATACTCTGTATACATGACGAAGCTGTTCTTTTCTGCCAAGCCATCACCCCGTTTCTACTTCTGTAATTGTTACCTCAGTTCGTGGCTCCCATTTATCTACATCCACATAACTTCCATCCATTGAAACAATAATCTTGCAATTATCGTCTGCCAGTACCTTGTAATGCACCAAAATATCATGCAAAGCTTCATGCAGATTTATGAGATCTACCCTGCGGCGATTTGGCATATAATACACAGCCTTTACATTCACCGGCCGGTCAATGGTTTGAATATGCGGAATACATGTTCCACACTGCTTTTCATATTTCTTATAAGCTGCGGACGGGATGATCCGAACTTTTCCCGATCCATCTTTTATAATCCGCTGACTGTTCTTTTTCGTGATCGGTCTCAACGGAATTGTAAATTTATACTCCATCTGCACCACCCATTCCAGCATTACAGCTTCTTATCTCAAGAATTGTATTATTGCTCGGATTCCATGCATCAACATAACTGATTGCAGCATCAAACTGTAATACAGGAATATTGTTTCTGGAGTTGACTCTAAAATAATCCTGAATGTCACGATTACACTCTGTAAATACCTTTTTACTCATTTCCTTATATGCCGGTGCTTTCTTACCTCCAAGAACCTCGATCACTCTTTTATTTACACTTTTCTTTAATTCCTGCTGCCGACCATAATCAATCGTCATGGTATTTTCAAGATGTTCGATACGGTTCTCATGATCATCCACCATTCCAAGTTGAATCCTCATCATTTCTTCTGGTGTCAACCGATTCTGATAGGAACCATTCTTTCTGATCTGCGGTAATACTTCGGATGTTACCCAATGCTTAAAGCGTTTTGCACTTGCCATCTTGCTTCCGAAAATCAAAGCATATAAACCGGATTCGTTAATAACAACCGCTGCCTGGTCTCTGCCGATGGAGTCACGAATCGTTACTCCATCTATCTTGTCCTCATCATCTACATGATCCAATATTGCCTTTCTGGAATTGCTGTATCCCAAAACCTCTGCAATATCCTTTCCTACAAACCATGGTTCTGCATTTATAACCACCGTCCGGATTTCTCCGAATTCTCTATTTTTAAAAATCTCTAACTGATTCAATCATTTCTCCTTTCCATCTGGCACCCATCGGCACCAGAGATCCTGGCTTTCTGCATGAACGGTTTCTTTTGCCTTGCGGCAGGTGTTTCAACCTATAACCACGACTTTCCAAAAACTTCTCTAAATTTTTTTCTGGTACCATAATGTTCTTCAAAATACATCTGTGCCATCTGCTTGAGTTTCAAATCAATATCTACAGCATCTTTTCCGGCATGTACGCCATTCGGATGAAGATCAGGTGCAAGCGGAATAACAAATCCATATTTTTCACTGTTCTTCCTATTAGGATTTCCCCCAAATATATGGTGTCTCTCTACTGGGGCAATACCGGTAAAATAACAATGATCCATATCGTTCGTAAAAACACTCCACAGCCGTTTCATACACCCCACCGCTCTTTCATCTCTGCAATCTCCGCAGGTGTAATAGTTTCTATTCCGAGTTCTTTCGCATCCGCTACTGTTCCATCTATTAAAAGCGACATTTCTTTTGTGTCATATGTATGGCTCCCGCGATACACCTTATAAAATGTGGCTTTTTCCTCATACTTAACAGGAATACAATGGATTGCTTCCTGCTCCCACATAAATGCTTCGGGAGCATTCGTTTTGTATACCATAATTTTTCCATCCGGTAACAACTGGGGCTGCCCGTATTTACAAATCAGCACATTCTTAGCCTTTGCCTTAGATATGGTCAGTACATCCGCAATCTTACCAACAAGAACATGAAAATATGCGTTGGCGTCTAATGATCTTCGCTGTGTGTATCTGACCGCTTTAATTTTCAGTTTTTCATATCCTTTGAGCTTATCATATTCATTCTTTACCACATCATTTTCATTGACCTCGAATGTGATCCGAAAATGTTTTGTGTCAAAATCAAGTGAAGCTCCAACTGCTTTCCCTGTAAGTTCCATCAAGCACCCTCTATTTTATTTTTCTTTCTCTTATGCCAAACCTCAACTTGCGTAATTATTTTTTCTGCCATTTCTGCCGAAATTTCGCTTGTCCCATTGAAATGATATTTTTCTTTTAACTTTCCCCATATATCCGATTCTTTGGCATCTTCACACATTTCTGCATACGCGGACACAAACTCTCCCATCTTATGCATCTGCTCTGCGGATGCCGGAACAAACTGTGGTGTAACCGGCTCGGGCGTTTCTTCATCTGGATCTTTCATCTCCTCTGTCGGGATACAGAACACCTGAAAACACGCATACTTAAATGCAATCGCCATAGCTTTATTGGTTGCCTTATCTCCGGAATCCATTCCTTCTCCAACTGTCACTGCTTCTATACAGGAACCATCTTCAGCGAAAAAAGTGTATTTTATCCTGCAAATGGAATAAATCAACACCGAACCATTCTTTGTCGTTCGTTCATGTCTCTGCTGTTCCAGCACTTCCGGTACAATAAATACATGATTCTTTACCAAAGCTGGATTGATTGCGTTCATCACAGCATCAATACCACGATATTTAAATCCCTGCTGCTTATTCACAGCATCCTTACTGACCGCTCCGATTTCTTCCATACATTTAGATATGGATTCGTAAATATTCATTTTCTTTCTTGCCGCTTCTGCCATTCTTATACCCTCCGAAATTCAATACCATACTCACGCATAGCAGATTCAAGCTGCACGACCTGGAATGGATCTGCAGTCACTTCATATCTGATTGTATCTGTGCAAGGCTTTGGTTTTACGAATTCTTCTTTTTCTTGTGTAAATAATTCGTTCGGTACTTCCGGAGCGGTAGGCACAATCAATTGTTCAGCCTCCTTTTTCCGTTCTGCTTCCACTCTTTTACGTTCTTCATCTTCTTTCTGATGCTTAATAATTTCTTCTTTCTGCTTCTGGTACTGGTTCATGCTTCCGATAGCATCTGATAATTCCAACGTGATCTTGTACTTTTCCAACCCTTTATCCTCAAATTCCGATTCCATTGCCCGGATAGTTGCAAGATCTTTCTCTACATGCTCGATATGCTCCGTGATAGCTTCTTTAATCGCTTTCTTTGTAGTTGTGGCATTTTCCCACTTGCTGTCATAAATACGTTGTAATGGCAAATATTCAGCAACAGCCTCATTCTCCGCAATAACTTCATCATAAATTTCTGAAATCAGCCTTTTCCTTTCTTCCACGCGATTACGTTCAAATGTTTCCACCTGCGCATTGATGAAATTAATTGGCTCATCAATCAACTTATCCAGTTCCTTTACTTTGGTCTCAAAATCCGTATACGGAACCATAAAAGATTTTTTAACTTCATTTTTCTTGTCATTAACTGTTTTTTTGAGCTTTCGCAAACTCGCTACTGTTTTCTTTGCTTCGGTCTTGGAATCTTCAGTAAAGGTCATATGTCTGTATTCTTCCAATCCATTTGATAACGTTTCCTTGACCTCATCAAAATTCATACCAATCGTTCCATTTTTTTGTTCCACTAAAAAATTAATGTCCTGCATTTAATAGTTCCTCCAACTTCATTTCCATCTGTCCGTCCCTGCCACTTCTATATGCTGCAAGGATATTTTTATTGTTCTCCTTTTTCTTTTCCAGGCAATCACATGGTTCACCCGGATCAAGATGTGCCCCACAATAGGGGCAGGGTCTGTAATACATCACACCACCTTCCGGAAGCATGAAACCATACAATCTTCACAGTAGATTTCTCC